GATTTAGAATATGAGTTAATGCAAATAGGTAATGAAAATGAAAAGGAGAGTAAAGAATGAGTGCTAAAGTACATTTATGTGATGGAGATTGTGGGAATATTTATTATGAAATAGATTTATATTCAACCTGCTATGAGCAGATGCTATGTAAGGAGTGTATGTATACATTTTTATCAGAGCAAGAAGATGGTAGTGTTCGTGATGCTATAACGGGAGAAGAATAGTATGAGTACTCATGTATTAATTATTATATTAGCGTTTATTGTAGTGATAGCCACTTTTCTATATGTGTGGCGATAGGAGAAGATAATGGACTTTAACTCAACACTGCTTTTATTGTTCTTTATTATAATATTGGTTGCATTTTTGAAAGATATGTATAGTAGGGGGGGAGAATAATGGAAGGTGTAAAACAATTATTAATTGAGCATGAAATGGACATTCCTGCATTAAATGTCAAGGGAAGGGCTGATATAATTGCCCAAATGGAAACAGGCGAGGTCTATGTGTATGACATTAAAACTATGAATTCATGGTCTTGGAAATTTAAGTTCGGAAGGAAAAAAGAGGGCAAACCATCTATCCATCAAGAGTTGCAACTCGGGACTTACGGATATGGAGTGAAGGAGGAGTTTGGAAGGTGTGATGGTTTGTTCCTCTTGTATTACAATAAGGATTCATCGGCTATGAAACAGGTTGAGGTTGATTTAGACTTTATTGACCAAAGCTATAATTATTGGACAAGAGTTCAAGACTTACATAAACTAAATACTTTACCACGATTCCAGGAAGGTGAATCACCTGTAATGGAATGGGAGTGTAAATATTGTAATTATAGGGAGACATGTGATGAGAGAAGTTAGGGAAGAAATGATTAAAATATTGTGTAACTATGTAGATAATAATAAAAAACAAATTATTGATGATTTTTGTAAAAAGATAAAAAAACAGGAAGTTGGCGACCTTAACCTTGAAGATTATACCCATTATAGATTCTGGGTTAATGAATCAACAGGTTCTTTGAAGAATTTTTATAATTCATTCCTCAAGGATACAGATCAAAAACCAAAAGATGTAAACTTTGATGAATTTTGTGAACAAACATGGCACATTTTTGATGGCTTAAACCTTGAAGGTGTACCAGAAGAGGATGTCGCAGAAACTATGTTAAAGTTTTTCAGTGGACAACACGCAGAGGCATAGTGTTAGATACCATAATTGAATATTGGATAAAGACTGTTAGGCTTATGTGTTATTTAGCTATGGCAGTCTGGTGTATTATATTTTGGTGGTGGATAATAAAATTCTTAATTATAAAATAGGAGAGTAAAATGAAAAATGGCAAGAAAAATATGGCATTAATTAATCCACAAATAATGGAAATGGAGACATCTGTCGTATTAAAGCATGATAATGTTTCAAATATTGATACTCCAAACTACTATATAAAACAACAACAGGGGTTTGACTATGTAGATGAGGGTTATATGAGACATATGTTGAATTTGCATTACCCTATATGGAGGTGGGAAATTGTAAAGTATGAGTTTATTGGAGACAAAGCAATCTCAGTACACGGCAGGTTAACCATAGTAGATAATGGGATAGAACGGCATTTCGATGCTGTAGATGCCCATAGAATCGCATCAAATGAAAAAGGCTATGTTGATATAGGGAATGACTTAAAATCGGCTAATACGGATTGTTTTAAGGTTGCTGTTAATAGGCTGTGCAATATTGCAGATGATGTGTATAGGAAAAGAATTGAGGATGTTAGCTTGGATGAATCTGAAACTAATAGGATTAAAGCTAAACTCAAGAAGGTGAAAAGTAAAGAGGTTGTATCTAAAATTGAGGCGAGCATTGATAAGATGGCGATTAATAAAACAAATCTGGATGCAACAATGAGACGATTAGAAACAATAATAGGAGAACAATAAGATGAGTACTGTAGAAGATGTTGTAAAGCACAACGCAGTTAATTTCTTTGACCCATCGCAAGAGCAGTCAAAGGTACGATTAGCAGTAGGGACTTATCCTGCACACATTATAAAGTGTGAGATAAGGGAAGTCGATGTTAAGGGCAAATATAGGGCAAAGGTTTATAATTATAGGGTTAAGGTTCATAAATCTGTATCTGATGTTAATAGCTTTGCTATTGAAGATATTGATGGCTCTATGAAGCCTGTAGAGGGAAATAATTATGTGGGTCGTGAAATACGGTCTGCAGGAATATTCTTCTTCTTAACTCCCGATATTGGAGATAGCTTTAAGGCAAACCCAGGTGGAAACAGGGGATATATGAATGCAGTTACTGCACTTGGTATTGAATGCCCTGAGATTGAAGTTGAGGTTGATGGTGACAAGCGAATGGTGAAAAGCCTTCCAGACCTTAGAGAAAGCGACTTTATAGGAAAGCCTGTACTTGCCAACGTTAATATGGGCAAACCCTGGAAAGGGAATGATGGTGTGGAGAGACAGACACCTGAGGTTAAAACCATTGATCTTTGGAAGGATGGAGTTCAAGTGGATATGGAAGTAGATGATTTGCCGTTCTAAATCACTTAAAATAAGGATAGAAGTGGCAAGGTTCTTCCATAAAGTTCTTGGAGTGAGGGCAAGACCATTGTTATCTTTATTACGGATTTCAAAGTCCACTTTCTATCGGTACAGGTAACTCTCCTCCTTACGGTTAGGTTCATCCTTCCCCTGCTTTCGTGCAGTCGGTGGGGGGAGGATGGGCGAATAACATGGATTGTATTATAAAGGGTAAAAAAATAACAGGCAAATGTGAATGCTGTGGAACTTATAAAATGAATTTTCAAACTTATAAATGGTATAGCTTATTTGATAATAGATTATTGCTTGAACATATTTGTAGTAAATGTGCCAAGAGAGAACTTGGCAGTAAAAATAAAAAAGCACATAAGGAGATATTATAATGTTTGATGTTTTAGATGATTTAAAAAGGCAGAATGATATGTTGTTGGCAAAACTCACAGTTAGAGGCTGTCAATATAAAATTGCAGTAGAAGGGTTAAACAACATAGTTGAGTCTAATGACCCTGTTGGAATTGCTGCCAAAACTTTAGAGGCTATGGATGAATGTATGCCTAAGGATTAAAATTTGGAGTAGTCAAAAAGGGGGAGGAGTCGTTTTGGGTTATCTCTTATCCTCCCCCGACTAATTAAATGAGGATTTAAAATGAAAATAATTACAGATGCACCGATGAGGATGAGAAGGTAATATTGACTATATCTGACTGTCATAACTCACCAAAATTGCTGGACACGTAAAATGAACTCTGACGAGAGTTGTGTTAGACTATAAACATACACGGTTACCATCTTGATTGCGAGATGAGGGGCTAACATCTGTAAAATTTGAAAGGATTTAAAATGAAATATATAGTAGCAGTAAAATATAGAGTTAGTGAAGATGAAGAAGATCTATCCTTTGAAACAGAACTCTTTGAATTTGATAGCAAAGAAAATAGAAGTGAGTTTATAAAAGAAATTAAACATATTGCACAGGATATAGCATTATCACAAATAAGTGAGGAGTATGAAGATGAGACGAGATAAGTATACAGCAAATGCAACGAAAGGTATAAATGATTGGGGGTTGACCTATAATAAAGATTATGGAAAATCAGAATATAAGAGGAGGGAAAATCAAAAGTCAGCCTTCGCTGTTAAGGTTTGTCCAACCTGTAACAATGCATTTGAATTGATTCATAATCAATACAAGGGAAGGCACGATATACACTACTACGAGCATTTTTATAAAAGAGGATTACATAGGCAGGTGTGTCCAAAGTGCGAGTAGGAGAATTTGCAGAGATTATAAAGTCGTTGCAATCTGAGAATAAAGAATTGAAAAGGCAGGTGGAAATTATGGAAGAAATTCTTCATTCCTATTTACCTATAATAGAGAAGGAAAGTGATAAATAAATTATATCATGAGGATTGGCAAGAGACTGTGAAAAGAATAAATCCACATTCTGTCGACCTTATAATAGCAGACCCTCCATATGGAATGGAATTTAGGAGTAATCATAGATATGAAAGGTATGACCCCATACATAATGATAATAATTTAGATTGGTTGGGTGAGTGGGTTTGGGAATGTCAGCGTATTATGAAAAACAATACGCACTTATATTGTTTTTGTTCCTTCCATAATATAGATATATTCAAGAAAGAGCTATCAGAGTGGCTTGTTGTTAAGAATATTCTTATATGGGAAAAGAACAATACAAGTATGGGCGATTTAGAAGGGGATTATGCCCCCAAATATGAAATGATTATATTTTGTGTTAAGGGTAAGCGAAAATTAAACGGAAGAAGGGATAGCAATATAATATATTCCCAAAGAACGCAGAATAAATTACATCCAACACAAAAACCTACAAAGCTAATAAGGTATTTGGTTGGCAAAAGCACAGAAGAAGGTGATATTGTGTATGACCCATTTATGGGCAGTGGAACAACAGCAATAGCCTGTATTCGTGAAAAAAGAAATTGGATAGGTTCGGAAATAAACATTCAATATGTAAATACAGCAAATGATAGGATAAATGTTGAATTAAATCAATTAACATTGTTTTAGGAGATATGTAAATGACAGTAAATAGTGAGATGCCCTCATCGGCAGAGGCAGAAGATGCCGTAATAGGGGCAGTATTAAATGATAATTCTATACACGATAGTGTGGTTGGCTATATAAATGAAGAAACATTGTTTAAGCAGACAAGCAAGGTTCTTTGGAGAAAGATAAGTGAAATGATAAAAAAGGGTCACAGGGTAGATGTTATAACAATAACGCAGACCTTTAATGAATTTGATAAGAAGATTGGACTATCTGCACATTATATGTCCGACCTATTTCAATATTCAGTTGTGAAAGAATGGGCAATAGTATATGCAAAGGCAATTTATGAAAAGTATTTATTTAGACTTATAATTGAAAAAGCCTCTAATATACAGAAAATGGCACAAAATAGCCATACAAGAACTTATGATATTTTGACGGATACACATTCTCTTATAGGTGAATTAATAGAGATAAAGCCGGGGGAGTCTTTTGAAATAGACGCTGCCATGACAGATGTTATAAAGAGCATTGAAACTGGTGAAAACAACCTTATAAAGACGGGGTTCTCAGGTCTTGATGACTTGTCCGGTGGAATGACAAGGGGTGAGATAACAATCGTTGGTGGCAGACCCGGGCATGGTAAGACAACTTTCACAATCAACCTTATAAAAGGACTCATTGAGAATGGCAAGAAAGTCTTACTATTTAACAGGGAAATGACCAACACAGAAATGTTGAAAAAACTTATTGCACTTGAAAGTGGTAAACTTTCCTATACAATGATTCGTAGGGGAGTGTTCGGCTTTGAAGAAATGGCAGAGCTTAACAGGGTTAAACAAGCAATTGTTGATAAGTATTCTGCAGACAAATTTATAATGTTTGACAACCTAAAAGATTTTGCTTCTGGGGCATCTGAGGTTAAAAGATTTAAGCCAGATGTTATAATAGATGATTATATTCAGCTTATAAGACCGGACAACCCAAAGGAACAGAGAAGGTTGCAATTAGAAAAATTGGTAAATGATTATAAATGGTTGGCAAAATCCTCACAGGCTTGTGCTGTATTATTATCACAGCTTAATCGCCAAATAGAAAGTAGACCTAATCAAAGACCAATACTATCTGATTTAGCAGAAAGTGGGGCAATAGAACAAGTAGCTGAAAATGTTTGGTTTGTGTTCTACGATTATAAAATTAACTTTGCCAAAAGCAAGGTAGGGGCAAATGGAATAGAAATAATAGGTTCAAAAGTAAGATACGGAAATTCAGGTGGAGTTAAGCTTGGGTTTGATGGTGATAAGGTTAAACTATATAACACAATGGAAGAGTTTAAGGAGGCTCGATTTAATGCATAATGATAAACTGTTTGTAGGGATAGACCCAGGAATGAATGGTGGGATAGCATTTATAAAACCTGAAATGGATAGTGATTTTATAAAAACAATGAGATGTCCAAAGACCGTTCACGAAATGGCAGTTATGTTTGGGGCAGGAATAAGCCTTGCCGATAACTGTGAAAATATAATACTCTTTATAGAGCATGTATGGACATTTCCAGGAGATGGTAGGGTAGGGGCATTTAGATTTGGATATAATTATGGACTGTGGAAGGGTATTGCAAGTGCAAATGAAATTGATATGTATAATATCCCCCCAAGAAAATGGCAAGGTTCATTGGATGTCCCAAGTGGCTTAATGGGAAGGGAAAGAAAGAAGTGGTTAAAAGAACACGCAGAGGGATTATTCCCTAATACAAAGGTAACATTTAATGTGAGTGATGCAATCTTGATTGCAAACTACGCAAAAGAGTGTTACTATAATTCAATGGAAACAGGAGAACCAATGCCTGAATCAGAACTAGGAATAGGAGTAATACAATAATGGAAGCAGACTTCGCAGTTAGAAATAAGAATAGGCCATCAGAGGCTAAGGCAGTAGAGTATTTGACAAGAAGGGATATACCACACCTTAGGTATGGTCTTGATGCTTTAGATTCAGACCTGCCTATTTACAGGATACCATCTTTAATAAGGTCAGCACCTGATTATATTATATTCAATCAGCACAGCTCCCCCCTATTCTTTGAGGTAAAAGGGTTCAGGGATTATGTTAAGATTAAATTAAATGATGTGGACAACTATGAGAAGTGGAATAATCACATGGGAATGGTTATGTTCCTATATGATGTGGAACATGATGCTTATTGTGAGGTTATGTTTAATGAAATAAAGAGGATTATAATAGAAAGAACACCTGATATAGACTCATATCCCGAAAGTCCTAAGAATCTATTCTATAAGATTCCTACACATTGGCTACCAGACTTCACGAATTTTTAACTTGATATTATAAACACCATTCGCAACTTGTGAAAATTCAAATGAATCCATATCAAATTTACAGATAGCGAACCCATCTGGGTTGTTATTGTTATTATCAGGTTGGAAGATAAAAGGCAATTGTCCTCCATTAGTTTTGTGGATAACTTGACTATAGAACGTGTTATCGTCTAATAGAGTTTCACCTATATGCCAATTAGTTTCTGGATTATCTGAATATACCTCCTCTGTAGCTGATGTACTTTCGTAAGGATTTAGAGAGGATAACATGGGAAACATATCACTATCCTGAAGATATGAGAAAGATAAATTCCACACCCTGCGACCACTTCTTGATAGGGCAGGGGGATAACCTGTGGGAGATGTTGAAAGTTCCCAAGCACCTAAACCACCCCACTTCGGTGGTTTTGTGTATTTATGATTAACTAAATCAGCACCACCTTTGGTGCGAATTTTCTTAACCCCATCCATCTCTCTTTCCATAGTAAGTTTCAAATCAGGAGAGTGGGGCATATCGTAGTAATTTCCTATAACTATTGAACCAATGTTGGGGGCATAACCTCCTCCCCCATAAAATTGTACTAAATTGGCTGGAATACCAGTAAATGTCCATAAAGTGAATCCATTATAAGGTGGGTCTGAAGACCAACCCGGGTAATTTACTTGAGTATCCGACGCACTTGTATTCCCAATAGTAAAACCTCTATCTATAGTATGACCTAATAATGCTGCAAAATTCTTTTCATTACCAAAATATTGGTCAATTTCCGAAATGGCTGTATCTGTCCAAACATTTTCCATATCAACTGGTAATGTATGAACTATTTTGTCAAACGATTGTACCCCAACCGAAGATAGCCACTCAAGTGTATTCACATAAAATCTTGGAGTGCCTACATTTTGATATGCCATTTACCAGACCTCCTCTATGGAAAGGGAAATATCATATATATTATGAGCAGATTGATCGGCCTTCAGGGAATTATCTTTAAATTTACATATAGCAAATTGGTCAGGATTATTGTTACTGCTATCAGGCTGGAATATAAATGGCAGAGTTCCACCTAAAGTTTTGTGCCAAACCTGTGAGAAGAAATTATTATCAGTTAATATATTAAATTCAAAATTATCATTTGCATCCATATCATCCGATTCATAACCCGTTGTTGTATATGCTTTGCTTCCCATTACCTGATTAGAACCCCATAAATCACTATCATCCATATAGCTAAACTTTAAATCCCAAGTTCTGCGACCACTTCTCACCATATCTGTATCGACCAGTCCAAGAGATTCATATAATTCCCATGCACCAGCATCTCCCCACTTTGGGGGAGAGTTCCACATTGCATTGCTCATAGTCCCACCATTATATGTAGTAAATTCCTTTGTTCCTCCATACTCACGACTCATTGTGAGTGAAAGATTTGGAGCATTTGGCATATCGTAGTAAGTGCCCAATATAGCCGATCCAATGTTTGCAATTGATTGATTAACTACAGAAAGTGCAATAGCCCAATCTGCTGCTATTATACTTTCTGCATTGCTAAATAAATTTATACTAAACCCATCGTAACTTGCGTCACCCCCTGAACTATTAACTACTTCTTCGACTCCGTTCCAAGGAACATCCAAACCTCCACTTACAACTTGAAAATAATCCCCTGATGTTCCCAGCGTATGACCTAAAATAGCCACAAAAGACTTATTTGTAAAACTCCCCAATGGAATGGGATATGCAGCAATAAGGGCTGGAATATCCTCCATTAATACAGGAAGTGTTTTAAAGTGATGGCTGGGTGTATCTTCTGGCAAGAATCCTGTAGCTCCTACGGATTCCAACCACTCTAATACATTTACATAAAAACGGGGTGTCCCTACATTTTGATATGCCATTAGTAACTACGACCTTTACTTGTTGATCGCCTACTTTTTAATTTTGCCTTCTTTCTTGTTTTTTGCTGCTGGATAGCACCATAAGGAACTAATTTAGGATTTTTTGTAGGCTTTCCATGATTAAAATATAAATCCTGAGAATCTTCAGAATGCTCTCTACCCGTCATAGCAGAGTTATCTTTTAAATGAATATGATAATATCCATTATACAATGTGCCATCTTTTAAATACAGCTCTATATCGTTAGAAGTGTTCTGATTGTTTAAATTTGGCTGCTTTAGGGAGGTTTTAACTACTTTCTTGCCCGATACATAGGTGGCAGATAAATCCTCGCTTTTAGTAGTCATATCTTCAGCTTTAGTTTCAAGCAGTTCTGTATAATCCATCATTCTGTGAATAGAGGTTGACACTTTCTCTGCATTATTATCTGCTACAATTACAGATAGTATTCTAAATTCACCATTATAATCAAACAGTTCATTTAAAGTCCCCTCTCCTATTGGGAATATTAAAATTCCATTATCTTGATGTCCGATAACAAAAGAATCAGAAGTTTTATCTTCAATTTCTATTGCACCTCTATATCTTATTTCTACTCCTCGAATTTCAGAACCACCTGATTCGATACTACAATTACCATTTCCATAATAAAGTTTAGCCATCATTAACCTCCACAATTAGATGCCAATACACAATTAGCAAGTGTCACAATATCCAGCACATTATAGCCACCATCACCATTCATGTCACCTGCACAGCCATTTTCAATCTCGTCACATGGCAAACCTGCACCTTCAGCACCACCACCTGCAAGCACACAGTTGCAAAGAGCAACAATATCAAGTACATTCCAGTTACCATCAGCATCTATGTCACCCATATTGCCACACGCTGTATGTTCAAGTTCAAATTTCACATCTTCTATATATACTATTTCTTCTTCTGTGATACAATCTACTGTGGTAATTTCAAATTGCATCTCAACAAGATGTAGTGATCCATCCGAAGGATCATTTAGTTCAAAAAATGGTTGTATCTCATCAGTAGCCCCCGGCGACCAAAGGTGATATACTGTTGCTGTATCGTCTACATCATCGGGATCATCAAAACAGCCTCCAGTACACCAGCCGTCATAAAAATCATTACCTTCATTAATTAGATTTGTAACATCATCTTCATTTTTTAACTTATATCTAACCCCCTTTACCATTCTGCCTTCTAAGCAGTTGCCTCCAAACCTAACCCAAAAATATTTAAGAGAAACTATGGCATTATTTACCGAGGTTGAAGGCAGGGGTGATTCTTGATCGAATAAAGGGTTGCAATCCTCAACATCATTATCATTGTCAAACTCTAAGACATCGGTCGTGGCTTCATTCTGTATGCCAACAAGAACATAATCTAATTGTGGTCTGCACACGAAAGGATATTCGCAGCTTCCATCATCTATGGTAGCATCAGGATCAAAATTAAGAGCGTCTCCATCCATGCAACCAGAACAGGTAGAGTTATCACCATTACATTCACCACACTCATCTTCTACAGCATCACCATTTGGAGTTCCAGCACAATCAGCACAGGAGGTATTATCACCACCACATATACCACACTCATCAACTACTGCACTCCCATTACAATCACCATTACAATCAAGAACGTCGGGAGGGCAACAGGTAGCATCACCACCACATACCCCACAAGCATCTATATCTAATAGGCAATTACCTTCACAGTCATGATTTTCTTCAGCCCAATAGCAACTTCCATCATCTGTGTCAGCATCTTCATCATAGTTACAAGCACCTTCGGTGTGGCATCCCAATGTAAGATTCAGCCAATATTGTAAATCGTGCATTTGAACACACTCGATCTGAACCCCATCTAATGTCTTATTGGTTGAGGTAATTAGAAAAGTGTTAAATACCACCTGTTCATTTACTGTATCTGCAACTTTATAATTAATATTAAAAGGCTCAATTCCACCAACCACCTCATCAAACTGAACGAGATCACCCACTTCTAAATTCATGTATTTTAGGGGGAGTTTAACCTTCATCTTCAAATGTTGATTGCAACTCCACATCAAATACCATAGTGCAAAATTTAATGCAGTTCCATAATCTCTTATATATTTTCCCCTATCATCCTCAATTTCAAGGGTGGATTCAGCGTGCTCATCTCCATCTATTGTTTTAAATCCATAATAATCAAGACTATAACCATCTATAATATCATCATCCATTTTAACAGTTACACTATCGCTAAATTCTCCTATTGCATAATCCCAATTATAGTGGAATACAATCTTGGTATAAACATCTTCAATTTTGGTTTTAGAGAAAGAGAAGTCAATTACATCTGCTTCTTCAATTTGAAAATCGGCAGTTCCACCACCATTAGGAATTTCTGTAAACTTAAACACCCCCATATTATTGAATCGGGGGATGAAAGAACTTGCAGAGGCAATTCCCTCTATTAATTTTTTTGAGTTAATCTTTTCAACCGTGAAGGCGTATATATAATCACTTGGGGGTGATTCTATGTCACTTACTCCAATATGGTTCATTATAAGTCCAATAGCTTTAGGTGCTGATACTCCTATATCAAACTGCCCAGAGGAAGTAAGCACGACACCCCTGCCAAAAACAGAAGCATAATATTCTTTACTTATAACATTATTAACCCTCCCCCACGCATATTTTACAGCCTGCGATATATATAGATTTCCAGCAAATTGAGAATCGTATGCTGATTGAAGCCCTGCTACAATTGCACAGCTATTAGTTGAATCATAATCCAACAATCTATTAATCCTGTTCGATGCACCACTTATTAGAGTCCAAGAATCTGCATTATCTACAATATCATCAATATCATATTCATCAGATTTTTTATTTTCTCCCGAAGGAAGTAGTATTGATATTAATTCAATATTAGCCGTTGTATCAGATTCACTATCTATTAATGTTCTATTTGATGCGTATAAAGAATATCTAATGTACCAATAGCCCACCTGATCGTCGAAGCCGAATGCAGGTGCAGTAATATTTGCACCAATAGTACACCATTCACCAGTCGTATCCGATGGAGCATATTGACCAAATCCCGTATATATCAAATCTTCACCATCGTTTATATCCATAGGGGTAGAATGCTGGGTTTCTCCAACTCCTACCAATGATGATGATCCATCCCAAGTAGTAGGTCTATTTTCGTATTCCATCAACATAGTACCTACAATTTCATTGCCAGTTTCGTTATTCATTCGCAATCCAAGTGATGTGTATAACATCCTATCGGCAGGGTTGGAATGATCATCTAATTCAAACCTTTCTCTGACAGCTCCCACGATTAATCCATTAGCTGGGGTAAGGACTTTTCTAACAAGAACACAATCATTATATATTGTATTTCCATCTGACAGAAATGCACCCACAGACAACTCATCTAATAGTTTTGATTGGAGCTTGATTGCATTTAGGTTTTCATCTTGAATATACTGATTATTAGTTTCCGAAATTTTAAATCCTAATATATCATACTCGGCAAGAGCTGAAGCATCATATTCAGTAATAAATTGAGGAATTTTAAAAAAATCATCATTATCGTAAAGATAAAAATGATCATCAAGTATAAGAGAGTTTTCCCACGCTTTGTTATTAACAATCGATGAGCTATCATTTGAATCAAAAAGTAATTCTATCTCTCCAACATTTAACTGTCCAAAATCTTCGCCTGACGATACTGGCGTAGGGATAGAAGCTATAACACTCGGGCTTTTATCAACCCAGCCGAAAACCATCGGGATACCCTTACCTTTATATTTATTAGGGACATTTGTGTAACCATTTTCTTCTGTAAGACGATCTTCAGGTAACGGCAAATCCTTATGAAGCGTAGCTTGTGATTTATCTTCTACCACCAATCTAACTTTTTCATCGTCATGGGTGTATCTTCTGATATTGCCATAGTAAATTTGGAAAGCATCCCCAAAATCGGTGATTCCAAATAAATCAACTGGAATAACTTTATTAACAGATGGAGATACCCAGAATATTCTACATTCTGTATTAATTAATGAGTCTGAACCTATAAGCTCACTAAATCTTTCGCCATTATGGGGAAAATTGCTAATATCCAAATTAATAGAAGAAACCTTATAGTTTCTTTTCTCAATATCAATACTTTCCTTTAGTGATGGAATATTTACAAGAATTGGAGCATAACTAATATTATCAATTATTTCTTCAACCTGATTCATGATGTCAATATAGGTTGTGGTGGTAGCCAAACTAATGCTATTGGTGCTTATAAAAATAGAATTATCATCAATATGCTGACCATCATCCCAACCCCCTATAACAACAATTGGAAAAAGATTAGTGTCCCTGCCTTTAAGGTCGTTAGAGAAATTGAAAGGAATATTAAGAGGCATATTTATCCCACTTTCCTTCAGGGCAGGAAGCCATTTTCAATTTATGTTTCACTTTCATAAAACATCCACATTTTTCGCATTTATTATTATTTAAAAATTCGCACCCCAAACATAAATCCCATCTCATCTTTAGCACTTCCTCATCATGTATAATATTACGTTTAACAGCCGGGGGTGCAGTTCGCATATCAATACTTTCATTGGTTTCTATAAACCCATCCATCTCTTCTACTGCAAGGGCTTTTGTTAATTTTCTGCCAATAAATAAATTAATCTCTAAAAGCCATTCTAAAAATAACTGTTTAGTAGTAATTACATAATATAGTTGTTTAACTGATTCCAAAATCCGTGCCACGTCTTATTGCTTCCTTGATGTTTTCAGCAAGTTCACCTTCTACAAAATCCTGAGATAATACATTCCCGGATACATTTACAGTAACACCACCACCTCCACCACCTTGATTCATACGGTTTAAGTTTTCCATTCCCACGCTTTGAACAGCACCCCGGTTCATAATAAACTCACCTGCTTCTGCTTCTATCATAGTGCCACCCAGGGAATGTCTACGACCACCTATCATACCACCTTGTGCAAATTTAGGTATTGGGTTTGCTTGAACTGCTGCTGCACCTTGAATTAATCCCAAGCTAGTTATCATTGCAGCTGGAATTGCTCCAGCTGGCCCAAAGTCTCTAAAAGCCTTCATAACTCCAACTGCTGTGCTAAGAGCAATATCAGCTATTGCTAACCCTAATTTCTGTTTTGCAGCCCTTTTTCTATCTGGGAAAGTAGCTTCCATAGCCTTTTTCTCAAGTTGCTTCATTTTAACAGTATCACCACGCTTCTGTGCTATTTTATATGTAGAAGTTTGCTTAACATTATCAATATCATTCTGCATAATTTCATTCTGCTTAGCTATCTCTGCATCTGCTAATTGATTCATATAGTTAAACGCTTCGCCCCTTATTTCCCCAGCTAATTGAGCTATTTGAGCCTGCCTTTCTACTTCTGTATTATATATAACTGTTGCGTTAGCCATCTCTTTTACATTCGCAATCGTTTCTTTGTGAATAAGATTTCCATTCTCATCCGTCTCATTCAACTGAGCCAAAGTTAGATTTAATTTCGCAGCTGCCTTCTCATATCCAAGCTGAGCTTCCATCGCTATTTTCTGTCCCTTACTCATCCCAAAAAATATATTCATACTTCTGGAAAGGCCTTCATTCATTGTCATTATGGTGGCTACTCCACCCGGGGTAACCCATCTTTCTTTTCCCATCAAAAACTTGCTTCGCACCCTAAGAATTGCCAGTTGGTCGTCTAGTGATTTATTAAGAGCTCGTACATGTTCTTCTTGAGTATCAGCAGCAATAGCTGAAGAGTGCTGTGCCTGCATAAGTACATATAAAGAATCTACAATTTCTTGCTGAGCCTTCACCTTTGCATTATAAGCATCAATTTCCATATATGTGCCATCGACCAGCTTCATCTTATCTTCTGTCAAAACTTTAGTCGTTTTTCTATCTTCAACATACGTCGTTTGGGTTGCTTTTTGTGCCTTATTTAATTCAAGTAAAACATCTCTTTCCTTTTCGTATGCTTCTTTTTTAGCCTGTTTCACCAGAGCTGCATCAAGCCTGTTTGATACTTCCAATACTTGAAGTTGTGCATCGGCAAAATTTCTCGCATCATCAGCACCCTCTTTATAACCACCTGCCATCCTTTTAATAGAAGGAAGTAATGCTATCGCTACACCAGCGATCAGCATAATCGGCCCAAAAGCTGCCTTATTAGCAACACTTAAAAGTTTCGTAGCCCTTGTTAATTTACCAACTGATATAATACTTGGGTCTAATGCACTTATTTTTAGAGCTAATTGTGCTCTAGTTAAAAGTGAAGTAATAACTTTATTAGCTATCATTACAACAGTGAGAGCTCCTATTGTATCTCGAAATTGTCTAACACCTTCTGGGGTGATTGATTTAGCAAAATCAGAAAAGCCCTCTATCATTGGCTTCATTATAGGCAACAATCCTTCGCCAAATTCTTCACCAAGATCACCAATTGCCATTTTCAAGTCATTTATCTGTCCAAGTGTGGAAGTTCTTATAATCTTTGCCATATTTCCATATTGCTTATTTGCAGCTTCTAATATAACATTCTGTGCTTTCTGTGTTTTATTTAGATGCATAAGTGTTACTATTCTTTCCCTATCTACAGCATTTAATGAAAAGCCAACACGCCTTAATGCATTCATGCCTTTTTCAGGCTGTTGAAGTGCCTTTGCAAGCATTGTAACAGTTGATGCAAGCCTTTCCTGTGTAGGAATACCCATTTCAAGGGTAGTAGCCATATCATTAGCTGCCTTCAAAGCAGAAGGAAATACATTCCTCCCTATATTGTCATAAGTGAGCATTAAGGCAGACATTTGAAGATTTACTTCGTCACTAACAACGCCATTTTCTTGTAATGATTTAGTTAAATTAACTATTTCACCATAAGTAATACCAGCAGACATTCCCGTTTGTATAAGTGCATTTTTAACCTTCAATTCGGAAGCTTGTTGCAATCCGTGAAGCTTTAATAACTTTCCAATACTTCTTGAATAAAGACTAATAGCAAACGCACCAAGTAATAATTTAGAACGAAATACTGAAAATGTACTATTACTGTTTCTTAAATTCCTTGTCCAAAGCTTAGTATCTTTATTGGCAGTTTTAACTTTCTTGCCAAACCTGAGAATTGCCAATCCTGCTTTATTATATTTCCCAATAAGATCATCTAATTGCTTTCTATTCTCTTCCTTTACCCTTCTTAATTCTCTTAGACTTGCTTTTGCTTTATTGACCCTAGTCCTAAATATTCCTAAACTTTCTTTTGTTTTACCGTATTGCCCGTTTAATACTTTTTGTGCTTCAGCAGTCATACCAGTCTGCTGTGCTAATGATCTTAATTCATCTTTTAATATTTTGGCTTGTTTTTTAACATTCTTTGCAACATCAGCCTTCTTTTGATCTTCCCTTACTTTTTGACGGCTTACCTTTAAATCTTCCTTCATCATGTTCACCATACCACGAAGGAGGTCAGTAGATTCTTTAGTAGAAAATCCAAGCTTTTTCATTTGAGTGGAAATCTTTTTCATACTACCAAATTTCTTTTCAAATGCTGTAATAAGTTCCTTGTCTTTAGCGAGCATTGGAACTATTGCTTGTGTTATTTTTTGATAATCTTTTTCAGCCTGTTGTAATCGCTTGGAAGCCTTATTTGTTGACTCACGAAGGGTATTCCATGCTTCTGCATTTTTTAATAAACTTTTCGATAAATCGAGAATTGGTTCAGCCATTACTTTGCTCCTTTTGATTCTTTTTTATCAACGATTCTTCTCTCTTAGCTAATGCTTTCTTTATAATAAATGACCTGTCAACCCATTTCTTTGGTTGATCGCCAAAGTTTCCATCGTAAGGAGCAACATTGAAGTCCTGACAATAGACATATTTCTCAACATATTTCTGTGCATCTTTATCATATAAAATATTCATACATGAAAAAAAGGGCAGTTGTTTTGATACTGATAACCCAACATCGAAACTTTTGCCCTTACTATTATTTTCTTCAGTCTCCTTTATAAGAAGTTTAATCACATCTTGGACATCCTCTTTGCATCTAAAAAGTCTTGTCTCTCTCTTCCCATTTATTATTATAGGGATTTCAGCCTTATAAGGGAACTCATGGAATTTACAGCTATTTCCACCCTCACACCAATTATCCAAATGGATATTAAGTTCAAGTGTAAGGGTTTCTATTCCCCCAGACTTTGGTAATCCCTTATATATTCCAGTAATTCATTTCGTTCAACATCAGATAATTCTTTAAGGACTTCATCACTTGCAAACCCTTTTATATCTAATGAAAATGATTTAAAATCACCACCAGAAATTCCACGTCTAATCCAAGCTGTTCTTGCCCTTGATACGCCCCTTACTGTCGATATATCCCCAAATTCATCATAAACAACTTCGGCAACATCATTACAATAATCAATGTCATCAACAGACATTTCTTTAAGCTTAACATTTCTGCCACTTGCAAGGGTTACATTGTCACTACTATTTTTTGCTACTACTTTCTCCGACATCTACTTTCTCTCCTTTTTTAGATTTCGCATTTAATGAGTTTCCATCCTTATCACACTCAGCCCAATCAGATTCTATTCGGCTATCCTCTTCATCAACGCATTGTATCTTAATAAAACGAGGTACTTTATAGTATTTCTTTGCCATGTTTTCTCCTTTATTATGCAGTTGCACCTGTTGCAAGATGCAATACGAAATTGCTTCCGGGATCAAGAACTTTTGCTTCAAAATTAACAGATGCTACATCATCACTTGATATTTCACATGAAGTTAATTTAGCCTTTGGTATAATAAACCCAAAAGTTTGGGCAGATGATAAAGGTATAAGATTAACATCAGGCGATTCCAAAACACTTGTAACAGCCTTATTGTTTAATATCATTCTAATAAATGAATCTTCCCCTGTATCCCTAAATGCCTCTGTCATCTTATCAGTACCCGTATCATATTTAAAACTAGCCCCTAAAGTTATAGACAGTTCAGGAACTGCTCTTGCAAAACCTTCAGGTTCAGCACTTGTTCCCTGTGCTCCTAAAAATTGAGTTGGGCTTTCAACCGTAAGTGTCAGATTATTGATAACAGGATTTATACTATCAACAGCATTAGCAGCAGCATTATAATCAATTATATCAAAGTCTTTTGTAGTTTGATCTGATAAATACATATTAGTAGCTCCAAGTGTTGTTGTAAGCTCATTTGCACCAGACACACTATCAGTTCCCTTTACAGGTTGATACATAGTCTGAAATGTTGCCGTATAATCATATCTACCAGAATTGCTTGTCATATCTCCAGTCAACGCAAGAGATGTACATACACAGCCCGGAAGTGTTATACTATCAGCAGCAGTTGGTGCTAAAAAGAACAGAGTTAAAGTCTTATTAAACACAGTAGCCCCTGTTGAATCACCATGCTCATATACTCCCGGTGTATAGCCTGTTGCTATTTTAAAATTATTATCACTACCCGTTGCAGCCTGTGAAAATACATTTTCATACAAGATGGGGAGGCTCTGAAGCTCAACCCTTCCTGATAAACTTACTTCAGTAGTAACTCTTTTAGTTGATGAAAATACTTGTCCAAATTCAGCAACTCTTCCAGAACCAGATCGCATCTCAAACTCTTGGTTTGGTGCAAATGAGGGCAATGTCATCCCCTCTACATCAAGCCTATACATTGCAGCTCCATTAGATGAGTTGTCTTTTGTCCCAACACTTTCATCTGAGCCTATATATACACTAAATTCTTTTCCTGAATATATACTTGTATTAATAGCCATTTTTATTACTCCTTATATTTTATTAGCTCATGTTCCCTACATGGAGACATTTCCAGCTCCATACGACAACGTATTCATTCTCATCACCCTGATTGAGATTACATTCATCTACTCTACAATCTATTGCTTTTGTACTATCTGAAAGTGTCATAATCATGTTGTCATGTATTAATGATTCTATTCTTGAAACATATCTTAGTATGTGGTCGAGGGCTGTTCCCTTTGCATTTACATCCCTAAAATGATATGTAATTGCTATTGAATATTCCCTTGTCTCAGAATTTGACATATAACTATCAAGAGAAGAACCTAATGGATCAATCCTTAAATATTGATTGCCAGCATCTACAGAACTACCTTTATAAATCTTTAAAGCACCTTTAAATTCATCTCTGAATACGCTTTGAAGTTTATCTAAGATATTCTTCCAATTATTTGTAAAACTTGTAGCCAAATTTATATCCTATTTATATAGTCAGGCAAGGAATTTATCTGTACCTATTAGGATTGTAAGCCCTTGTCATCTTAACAGACCTAACAACAGGGTTGTCTACCATCTCTCCCCTGCCAAAAACTTCTATCTCCCATTCATCATCTGCAGTAGCAGTAGAGTCTTTAGCAGACCCTGCGAATCTAATCTGCAGACCACCTGCAAGAGATTGATAATCTCCATTAATTGTTTCTGCTGTAACAACTTGCGTTCCTTCATTAACACCAAGCTTATCACTATCTTTAACCCATACTGAATAAGTAGCAGTACCAGTTATTCCACCTACAATAATTTTAACTTTAATAAGGTCGTAAGTACCACCCCAACTACCCCTTGTATCTACAGGGCGAATACCACCAGATATTGTGCCTACTTCACGAATAATACCCTTAGAAGAATCAGAAGTATTTTGATGTGATAGCTTTGCTTGTCCACCATTCAATAGTCCAAGATTAAGATTGTATTCTTCTTCAAACTTATCAAGCATAGGATTCATGGGATCATGAGATTTCATAAGAAATGCAACAGATATAAGAGCAACAGTCCTAACTATAAGATAATCATAATTACCTTCCTTGTCCTTCCATTGGTCTCTTGGGAGGGTAGAATCAACACGACTATCAAAATATCTTGAAGCATTTTTCATTACTCTTGTCATGAGAGTTGCAAAAACTTCTCCTGCTTCCATTAATTTATCTGCCGGATTATTTGCTGAATAATAGTAACATACATCGTCTGTTGAATTATAAAACCATTCTCCTTCTACATTCAAATCAGTATGAGCAGATTGTGCTGGCCCTAAACTCTCTCCATCTGCAAACAATTGAGTAACTAAGCCACTACCATGAGCAGAATATTTACTACCTGATACTACTGCCCATCCATATATAGCCTCTTTACTATCATAATCATTTACATTAGGAAATATATCCTCTAAATCTCTGTGTGTACAATATGTTGATGAGGTAGCCATTAATATCTCCTTCTCTTAGGTTTAGTCTTAGGCTTCATAGGTTTCTTCTTTTTATATTTAGATTTAGGCATTATGATGTTTTTATTTCAATCCTTCCTTCTGCTTTCTGTGATGACGTAGTAGCATATAAATCAATTAAACAATTTTTCCTACCCGTATCACTTGTATTTATTTTTCCAGAAAATGCAGTATTCTCTAAACAGCTAAAAACAAATTCAGCATTTGAGGGACATCCTGTCAAGTTAATAGCACCAGTTTCATAGTTGATTGTGCCACTACAAGAACCTGCCAAATTTCCCCTTCCATCATCATAGCAAAATACTCCTGATGGTTTGGCTGTATATGTAATTGGATCATAAGTAACATCATCGGGAAGTCTTGCAGGAACAGCTTTGGCAATAGCCGTAATAGCTGGTATTCTACCTTTGGCACTTGCATCTAAAAGCGAATCACTATCCCCTGTATCAGCAAGGGACATTGCAGAACCTGACTTTCTCTGACCTGATGTAAATCTAATATCACCATCTACTATTCCTACAGTTACAGCAGTTTCAAATAAGTTTCCTGCTGTATAATATTGTGTATTTAAAGCATCTTGTATCTTCTGAATTATGCCATTAGTGCCTCCAAAATTAGTGTTAGAGGAATCAACAGTAAAGGTCAAATCTTGGAATAGAGTTCCTCCATCTACTGTAAGATCAAGTTTATAAGTTCCACTCGCAGTTAAACCTGAATTTGTAGAAGATGTTACACCAGAAAGCCCAAGCGACTGATAGCCAGGATTGTAAAATTTTATATTTACACTTCCAGGGACTATCCCTGCTGTCCCTGATGCTGATCTACCTTTGCCAAAGAAGTTTGATGCCTTAAATGTGCCATTAGCATTTGTTTGACATACAGAGTATTTGCTAATATCGTGGTAATCGTTTGAAAATTGTAATCTTAAAGTTTCCCCATCTCCATGAGATGCAGCTGATGTTCCAAGCATTGCTCTATTTACAGTTAGATTTGCACCACTTATGGCAGTTATCTGAGCCACCTCTGCGTTAGCCCTTATCATATCCCCAACTCTCCAAAAATCCCCATCAGCAGAAGCAATGGTAACAGGATCGGTTGTATTGTCAAAACCAGATGATACTGTTGAAATATCTGCATACATATTAGAATTTGGTGCTTCGTTTGTTATAGCAGTTCCATCTAAAATAGCCGAGCCTAAACTTCCAGATGTTATTACTGCTCTAACGGGTGCAGAAAAAGTATCTCCCGGAAGAACCATTGTATGTAAATATTCAACATCATTAGCAGAAGTTCCATCAGCAGTCCAATCTTCATATCCAGCTATAACCATAACTGGAACTACCCCTGTGTTTGTAACTTCTACAGCAGAAGGAATTATCTCTGTTGTTTCACTCGCACTTATTGCTTCAGATATGGAAAATATCTTATCTGATGTTGCCCCATATCTAACCTTTTTTGTTTTTACAAGAGCAGTAGTAATCCCATTTCGAGAACCTCCAACACTTGTCTGTGAATTTCTCATACTTGTTGTTGTTGTTCCGTATGGCATAATTTTTCCTTTCTATTGAATATGATATTTTACAGTTATATTGAGTGAAATAGTATCTGTCCCTGTAGATTCTACTGTTGCCAATATAACTCGTCCAGAAGCTACATCTGTTGGACAATTAGCCAATGACTGATATTTAATTGCATCCTCATGGACATCTGATACAAAATCCCCCGTAGCCCCAACAGTTCCAGCAACTAAAGTCCCATCAGATAAATCACCATGATTTGTAGATGTATCTAAAGCATAACTATAAAGTTGGAAGTTTAAATTATCTGTAGTTGAAGCTGTGTCCCCACCCATTAATACATGAACTGAATCTACAGTAATCGCATCTGGTAAATACCAGTACGATGTAGCTAAATGAATACTATCATCTTCACCACTTACATCGAGTGTAGCAGCTGGATTGTTTCCCGTTCCAAGATTCCATTCTGACAAATGTCCTACATAAGAAGGAGAGCCAAGAGCCAATACCATGTGAGTATTTGCTACACATGATAACCTTGCTGCTGTAAAATATTGATACTGTGTCATGGCATTTACCTGCGAAGTTCCACATTTTACAACCGAGTTTGAACTATCAACTTTAAGTAGAGAATCTCCCCCTAAATTCTGAATATCTAATGTAGTTGTAGTATTAGATGCTTGTGGTTTAACCCTTAAATGATTAGTGGATATGCTAACAGATGTATTATTTCCCAAACCATCCTGCATTTCACGAATACTTGTATCGATCCCAGTATTTCCAACCTGGTTTACAGCAAAAATGTTCTTCCAAAATGATGCGAAAGTTTTTTGTGAAAAAGTTGGCATTTAATCAATTTCCCTTAAATATGCTAAAGCACCTGTCTTTTGATGATAAACTTTTTCAATCTCCCTTATTTCGGATTGAAGTTGTTTTATCATCTCATCTTTAGTGAGTTTTTTCTTCTCACCATTCTCTTTAATATCTTGTTTTATTTCTTTAGTTTTTTCCATTATGGTTCACTCCCATCACCTATTGTGGCTGGTAATGCTGTTGCTTCTACTATTACACCCCCAAAACCACTTGTATTTGTTCCACCTGTATAAAATCTCATGCTACTTGCAGCATAAGCCATTATATATAAAGTTTTAGTTTCTCCAGCACTCCAACTATGGTCAGAACCTTCTACTACCCAAGAATAATTTATATTAAAATTATCAGCCCTATTTGCATCATCAACATCATTTTGATATTTAGTTCCTAAAGTTGTAGCAGAAGAATCAGTTGCAAGTCCAAGCTGTATTGCAATACTTGCTGCCTGAACCCAGGGCAGATGAACACTAATTTTTACTATATTGCTTGGAGGAACTACAAATGTTACTAAAGCAAACTTATCTGTGTCCCATACAAGATTTGCAAAAGTATTAGAGATGGATACAAATACTCCACCTGTTCCACTACCAAATACATGAGTACAACCTAATAGCATACCCGAATATGAACTATTTGCAGCCGAAAATTCTGTTCCTGCGTTCATTGATATGAAAACACCATCACCTGCATCAAGGGTAATGCCACCACCAGCATCTACTACAAGAGCAGCATCAGGTGACATCAATATATCTTGATCTGCTTCTATGACCATATCTTCAGGATTATCAGAATTAGAACCTATTTTCGTATCGGCAGAATCAAAATAAATAACCCTGCCACTACTAAGGGAAATATCTCTGTCAAAGGTTGTAGTTCCAGTTGATTCAAAGGTGATAACTCCACCAGAATCAAAAGTAATATCCTCTCCCGATGCACTATTAAAATCTATAAGCCCATCAATGTTAAAAGTCAAGTCTGCACTTACTCCATCTCCAGAATCCCCATCATCAACTGTTGTTATGGTTGTTGCTCCAAGAGTGGTTGTATCTATCCTAAAATAATCACCTGAATCTACTAAGGAAGCAAATGTCATACCACATCCAGCACTTGTATATCCATCAACCCTTAGTTCAAAAGTTGTTACCTCACTCTGTATGGCCCTTATCATGCTTGTCGCAGGATTTAAGTAAATATTCCCACCTGCATCAAGGGTTATATCTTCACCCGATGGAGTATTTATATCTACAAATCCGTCAACATTGAAAGTTAAATCTGCTTCATTGCCGACTGCATCAATCGTGGCAATGGTAGTAGCACCATTAGTTCCTACGCTTGTTTTAAAGTAATCTGATGTATTGGCATCATCCATTATTTTTACACTTGGATCATCTACGTCAAAATCGAATATATTTGATGTTCCATCATTCATGTAAACATTGCCATTATTAGCAGTTATAGTAAGGTCAGTAGATATAATACTATCTGTTGTCAATGAATCAAGTGTGACATCTTCTAATACCATATCTTTTATATTGCCCTTAATATCACCAGCAACTAATAAATCTTGCGTAACCCTAAAATCACCTACAACTCTTGCTCCATTTGTATCAGAAATTTCAAGGCAAGTGCTTTGATCCCCTACTGTTACAGTAGAAAGGTTTTCTGATATAGGTTTTGAACCTTTGATTTTTAAATCATTCAACACTATTTTATCAAAATCCTTTTTACTTGAGCCCACAATTTATCATCGAGCTTATTTTTAGAGCTTTTAACTAAATAATCTCCCAATATTGCAAGAAGTTGTTTAAGTATTTTCTCTGTTAAAAATGTTTTTGTTATCCATGCTATTAATGCTGGCATATTATTTATCTCCCATTTTATCTTTAATTAAATCGTATAATCTATTATATGCACCTTCTAAAGACTCTATCTTCCTCTCCCAATCTACAGGAGGGTGTGCAATATGCTCTAAATGGCTAACTCTTTCTTCCAATCTATCTAATCTTTGCTTTCTTTGTTCCATAAATCAAACAACGTCTTAACCTTTTCCTTTAGGACATCTATATCTACTCGCATTCTAGTAAGTGTCATAACTAATATGACAAACGCAGTTAGCTGTTCCCAATAATCTTTTAAAAAATTCATTCATCGCCTTCGTGTAAAAACCCATATTGCTATATTAATCATTCCTATCGCTAACAAATGATGCCCTAAACCATTAATATAGAGATAAATATTAAAGAATCCTACAATGAGATTGACCCATCTTACTACTCCGAGCCATTCATCTCTACGAATTCCCATCTAATATTTCTCCCCAAAGGGAGGTTTTCCCTTTAATTATCTGAATTACGTGTACCGTAAAGTAACCCTTTTCAAAGAAATCTACAATAGAAAATGCGTGAGACCAGTTATGTTTTCTATTACCTAAAAAAGAATTGCCATCATCACTCATATCTTTTAGACATCCTATGCTCCATGCAGACTTAACTCCATCCATATTAGTAACAGATGATTGCTGTAGATCGTGATGATGTCCATACATAATATTACAACCTAGTTTCATTAAATGATTTCTTGCGTGATGCATAGAGGCAAAGTGATGTCCGTGATAGAAGTAGAGCTTACCTATCTTTAAGTATTTCCCCATAGGGTGATAGGAATATCCTCTACCTTCTAAGTCTACTGCGTTTTTAAATCTATAATCAAGGTATGGGTGCTCATCATTAAAGCAATTCATCCAATTATCATGATTGCCTTCTATCATGTGCTTATTGCTACAATTAATTTTATCTAGGGATTCATCAATAACATCCATTCCCTTATTAACATCGACTATATCTTTTTTGATTGATGGGAGTTGATATTCAAGAGGAGGTCGTTTCTTCTTCTTCCACTTCCAATGAGAGCTACCCTCCCATTCGCCTACATCTCCTAAATCTATATAGAGATCAGGTTTTACAATTTCAATAGACTGACATAAAACATTTATAGCTGCTTTATCTGCTAACGGGAAATGTTTATCCGGAGTTACTATCGCCCTTCTTACTGGGGTTTTCTTTGCTTTTGACATTCCACACCCTCCATGCTTTGTTATACTGAACATACGCAACAGAGATCGCTGTAACGGTACTAAAAATTAATATTAAAAATCTAAAAAATGGGGATAACATCTCAGAAAGAGATAACATATATCCACCCATTGATGCTCCTACCCCCTTAAATGGGTGATTACTTAAAGCTACTTTAATCGAATCCAACATCTTTGTTTGCCTTTATAAAATGTTCAGTTGTTCCTCTTCCGAGGTTAGTATTATATACTCTCTTCCAATATTTCGCCTGACCTTCTAAGTCATCCCACGATGGAATCGAGTGTTTGTCTCTACGATAGTGAATCCTGCATAAAGCTGCCTGGACTCCTATATTAGACATGACAGACATAACGGTATCTTTTTGAAAATTCATTCCTAGTGATACTAAATTCTTTTTGTAATGAGAACGATACTTGATATAATTATCTATCATATCGTTCATAGTGGCAGGTTCAACCTGAAAGAATCCAATTGCAGGATTCCCTTCGCCATATCCCTTCAATGCTCTATATCCTGATTCAGCCATACCTGTGCGAACCACTAGAGCAAGAGCATCATCACTATAAGCATCTATCTTATAGAGTGCATACTCTACTATCTCTTTTATCTCATTGATCATGGATATAATTTAAGGAGGAGAGCCTAATAAAAAAAGGGGTAATTAGACCCCTTTAATTATTTTTTTAGAACTTTCCTTATTAGCAATAACACGCTTTTTAGACTTTATTCCTTTATTGAGAATATTCTTCTCCCAAGATACCCTTACTTCATCTAGGAGTGCATGTATAGTTGCTATCATTTGGATTTCTTCTTAGATTGCTTAGATGAAGATACTTCTTTCCACCCTCTTTTTAGCATATTTTTAATTTGTGCTTCGTCATTACATTCTTTTACTACTATATCTCCATTACCGTCTTTAGCTTCGAGCTTCATTATAATCTCCTATTTATAATAATAGGGGTAGAATTAACTACCCCTATTATATTGATTATCAACTGCCTATTATGCATCCATACAAGCAAATAATCTTTTGTTTGTGCCTGTATTACCTACTAGAGTGACACCATAGACTGTGTCAGCAACGAATCTATTAGACAATGAAGTCAAATCATATTCACTCTGAACTCTAGCCTTCATATTGGCAGACCATGCAATATTAATAGCATCTTTATGAATCATATATCCAGCAAGATGATCAGCTTCTGTAGTGATGTCAGTAGAATTGAATACTGGACTTGCACCTGCTGTTGTATATAAACTTTCACCTGATGTAACATATACAAAGTTATTAGATACAATTACATTAACGCCAGCTAATTTACCAACATAACCACTTACTCTTGGAGCGTCCATTGAAGAGCCAATAACATCATATCTTGCAAAATCATCAAGTTTAAATAAACTTGCATAAGTTTTAGGATGTAATACTAATGTCCAATCTTCAAGAGATGAATCATTTATATGAACTGCTTGAATCAAATTAGCGATACCAGCTTTATCAATATTATAATCACCTGAACCTGTAATATCAATAACATTCCCAACTAAATCGCCATTTGCATCACTATTTGCACCATCATTATAAGTTAATGCTTGAAATATAGCTTTAGATATTTCAGTATCTATCTTTTTAGCCAAGGCATACCCTAATTTTTTGGTGTAAATATCCATTAGCTCATAACTAGACTGAGCCTTAACAAGATCAGATACTGAGAAAGCAGCATAATGAGATTTATTTACGATTAATTGATATTCGCCACCAGCTGTTGTAGTATCGTCAAACTTAATACCAAGATCTGTATCTGATTGCAATGCTGCAGAATTAGCAGAGCTATATAAATCGCTTGCTACTAATTCATCGTGTTGTGGTAGGTGAATCAAATCACCTCCATTTGCAACAAGCCCAGATAGGTCTGTTGCTAAGTTTCCATATACAAGATTCTTTTCCATATAATCTCGTACTGCCATTCCCCATACCTCAGGGACGAATTTTTGTAATCCTGCTCTTACATTGCTGTCTTGTAGACCACCAGTTAAAAACTGATTACTTGTAGGTGCTATTGCCATAATTTAAATTCCTTTTATTTTAAGCCTTAATTCTATTCATTAGCCCTTTGAGTGTAGAAAATACGCTTCTCTTCATCAGTCATTTCTGTCCAAGGTTTATCAAGGTTGCCAGTCCTTGACATTCCTGGCTTATGTTGAGTAGGCTTTGAATTTGGCTCGTTTAATTTTTCTGTCATATATTCTAAGACTTGCAAATTTTCATTCGCAAACTTCTCTCTGTCAGCCTTTGGAAGCTTTGAAAGGTACTTGTCACGCTGAGCTGTTTCATGAGCCTCCCACTTTTCCTTATAGGGAAGAGTAGAATCTAATTTCTTTTGAAGTTCTTCAGATAATTCCTGAAACTGTTCTTGTTCCTTCATCTGTTTCACTTTATTAGTCTCTTGAGCTGTCGTGAACTCTGTTACTTTCGCTTCTGCATCCTGCGACCTCTTACGAAGCTTCTTTGAATTATTAACTTCATCAAGGTACAAGGCTTTATAATCTACATTAGAATCGGACTGACTCTCCTGTTGAGGCTCCTGCCCCGTTGCTTGATCTGTAGTGGTTACTTCTGTTTCCATTAAAAATCTCCTATTAATTAGTGGGAAATCTACTAATATTTATTGTTACTACCAAAGAATTTTCAGGCTACTCCCATAAAAATAAAATTTTTATTCTCAGAATATTTATAAATAATTTCATAGGCTTCATCTGAAAGCATTATTGTATTCTTATATGTATCATCTTTATCATGATCTAATAATGGGGTTGATGGGGTTAAAAATCCATATAAAAATTCTAATTCATCTTGGAGTTCTTTTATAGCCATTTCAAGCTCTTCTATTTTTTTACTATTTCCATTAAACATAATACCTCCATTTTAACTGTCCCAAGGCAATTGCCCATATCCTTTAAATTTAAATTCAACGCCTATTTTTCCTGTATCAAGATAAGTTTTAAATGTAAATTTTAAAGTACTCGCCAAATCTGACATAGCCTTATTATAAGCTGTTCCCCCCTCCTTCCAGGTTCTAGGAATCCCCCAAAATTTTCTTGCAGGAACAGGGACATTTGGTATAGCCGACTTAGACCCTGTCGTAAACCCTGAATTGTGGTGTTTTCCATAATCATTATAAGCCGAATTCTTATCTAATTTTAATTTTGTATTATTAGCAGTGGGTGTAACACTAAATGAATCACGAAGCTTTCCCGTTCCATATAATATTGGAGTATCAGGGCTATGCATAGGTTTGGCTTTACGCATTTTAATAGTAGCCTCCCTTGTAGGGCTAGGGTCAGAACGCTTAAAAGGAGCACCATTAATATTTTTTCCATTATCAATGCCCCATTGCAATCTTCCAATAAGACCATCAGCAACGCCCTTAATGAATCTACCATACATAGCTTCTTCACCAGTATTAGAGGCTATATCTGCAAACTTTGTCGCCCTATCTGCCAATTTTATTACACTTTTTAATGCCATTATTTTTTACCTAATACCTGCAAAACTTCATCTAATTTTAATTCTAATATCTCAATTTTTTCTTCAAGCTGTCTAAACATAGTTCGTAGCTGAAATGAATCTATTTGCAGATTAGCCACTGCACTTCTAATCTCCTCTGTCTGTATCATCGTCATCATTCTCACTTTCCTCTCCATCGTTAGTTTGCAACTGTGGGGGAACAAAAGTAGTGAGCTGTGTCACATTTTTTTCAAGGTTTTCTTCAATTTTCCGTTCAGCTTCTTCAATGGTAATGTCTTTATTATTGCGTACCATGATCTCTGCAAGCGTCGTTTGACCATTCTTTAAATCCCAATCGTCACGAAGAACTTTTTCCTGTTCTGATTTTGGGTAGTCTGGTTCAAGAAAATCAATTCCAAATTTATTGGGTAGCTTAGCACCATAAGGTGCTCCAACAAGTTGCTCAATTTCATAAAAATCATTTTCATATTGCCTCCATAATTCTATATCATCTTTAAAATCTTCAAAAGATTCCAAGTCTTTAATCTGAAGTGCTACTCCCGAAGGAGTCTCTCCACCATCTTGGGCAAATTGTACAAACATGTGGTTAGATTGTGCCAATAGCTCTATTTGAAATTTAATAGAGTCAATTACTGCCTGCAGGTTGCCTCCGGGAGATGCAATCCCAAAATTTGCACCTTCAGGAAGAGAAATAATCATATCACTACCTGCTCTTGCAGTCATATCGGCTTCAGGAACCCCTGTGGCCCAAGGCTGTCCAAACATTTGGTATCTTAATCCTAATTGCATTTCAGTAAGAGTAATATTTATATGAGTATTACAATTAATAATATCAACAGCACCCTCTACAAAGAAAGAATCAACCTGATGCTCACGATGGGTGAAAACAACTGGCAATCTACCAAGATTGTGTACCTCTTCCTTGACAATATTCCCCCCTTTATCATATTCAATATAATATTCATCATCAATGTATGCAAATGCCTCCTCACCACTTCCATAAGAGGGATCATCTACAGGATTCATAAGAGGATAAGATATTGCAATAGGATTAAATGGATCACTTGGATCAAAATGGGGTATAAAGAAATAAATTGGATGATAACAAAATTTATCTCCTTCGTAAGTAACTTGAGTGGCAATAGTTCCAAGAAGTCTTGTCATTCTTTCAATGTGCTTAAAAGAAACATCCTTTTTCCTTGTGTAAGTAGTATATTTCTTATTCACATTTCTGATTGCACCAAGAGTATAAATCTTTGACATCTTATTGATAAACTTTTTAGTAATATTCATCTCATAAACAGGAACTTCCTGAAAAGGAATAGCATCAAAGTAAGGTTTAATGTATTGATGTATTGATGTGCCTGTATAGAAATTTAAATAAACTTCTATTTCCCTCCTCTTGGCATTAAGTCGATGTAACTTATCGTCTTTAATGGATTGTCTGATTAAATCTTTAGCGTATTGTGCCATTTATTACCCTCTTTTTTTCTATCTACAAATTTTATGCCTTGCTGTTTGATTGGAAAACGATTTAGGAGAAAGTATCTCAACATATCGCAACCATGATCATGAAAACCATCTTTAACAGGAATCTCTTTTAAGTCCTTACCCTCTTTATGTTCAGGATAGCGATAATTCTCTAAATCTTCTGCTAATCCCATACAATTCTTATTTAAGTGTAGCCTGCGTAAGCCTTCAGCATTCTCAATGAAGCTTCTAACATGAGAAATACCTGCTTCTAATTTACGACTAATTTTGTCACGAACAAAGCGAACATTCATTCCATTTCTACGAAATTTTTCAATATCACCCATACCAGAAGAAGATTGGACTGCACTACCTGCAGGGTCTCCGAAGGAAGCTATCACTCTGTATTTAGCCTGCTTATTTTTACATACATTAATAAGATCATCAGTTGTTACTCTTTCTTGGTGGATAAACTCATCAATAACATTGATATGCTCTATTCCGTCTACAGTATAGACTTGAAACCAGGCAGCAGCCGGCATTCTAAAACCAAAATCAATACAAACATAGGTAGGAAGATTTGGTTGATAGGGGAAATTACCTAAATCCTTCATTCTATCAAATGGATAGACACGACCAGCAAATGAAGTAAACATTGCCCCATATTCTTGGTCAAAAATCTCTGTGGACATGTTTCTTTTAGCCTCGATAAGGTCAGGATCATCTAATCCAAGTGGATATGCATATTGATTCTCCCATGACGGACTATTGAATGAATTCCAATCAACATCAGACTTTCCAAGAAGGAATTTATCATAATTCCAATTATAACCTTCCGGTGTTGATATGAAAAGGGCTTTGCCCTTACGATCTGAAAGAGTAGGGCGTAAATACATATCCCAAACAGTAGCTTTCTGCTTGGCAGACTCATCAAGTACGAGAAAATCCAGTCCCTCACCCACAAGTGAAGGGGGGTTATCTGCTGATTTGCCCTCAAAGACCGAACCCCACTCGGTTTCTATATACATGTCACGGTATGATGCTCGTCTTGTTGGTACGCCCTGATTCATTATAAGTTCAGCCCATACTTCACGAAAAACCTTTTCTGCAAGTTGATAATTTGGGGCAACTACCCAAGCTCTTTTATTTGGCTGTGTAATTACAGCCTCAATCTCTTTAGCAGCAGCTATTGATTTTCCCCATCGTCTACCACATATTGCAACTGTAAATCGTGCCTCTTTATCGGGAAAGTGTAATTTTTCCTGACCTTTGTGTGGGATATACTTCGTGAATTTAAAGTATTTTCTCTTATAACGAAATAAGTCTTGACTCATATTGAAAATTCAGTTATTTTATTTATATATATATATATATATATATTAATATATATATTATTAAAAGAAAGAAAGAAAAAGAAGCAAAAGAAAGAAAGAAAAATCTACCAGCTTGAAACCCATTCAACTTCAATCTCTTCATTTTGGTACTTATATGTTACTATCGTGCTATCATGCGTTACTAAATATTTCATAAATGAACAATGCCCTTCTTTTTTATAGTGAGTGTGCTGGACATCGCAATAGGATGGACATGTATATCCAGCCATTGGGTACTTATCAAGATAGTGACCCCATTGACCCACAATGACAAAAATTCCAGCAAAAATTATACTTCCAACGATTAACGATTACCTAATACCTTCCCAAATTTTTTTATTTCAAGTTCTTCGAGCTTATCCCACCACGCATCTCTCTGTGATTTTGTCCTTCGACCAGGTTTCAACAGTTTTAAGCCAACTGCTTTTGCTCGTTTTCTTCTTTCATACATGTTTTGTTGCAACTCTTTCTGAGTGATCTTCTTCTTTTCAGACTGCGTAGCCAACTTAAGCATTTTAAGTTCATCTTTTTCCCTAAGCTTAGGGAGATCATTACTAGTATCCCTATCAGGAAGAACAATGTCATCAACAATGAGAGCACTTGCTTGCTCAGCAATTGAAATAGCTCCATTAGTGATTCCTTCATCTTGAACGAACTCTGCATTTTCAACATCCTCCATTTTCATAAATTTTTCAAAAGGACTTTCAACTTGTATCTTAACCTTATGTTCCAACTTTCCAAAATGTTCCAACACAAGCCGACCAGCTTGAACATTACCAGCCTTTGCTTCTCGGATCATTGCACTAATGACAAATGGTAATTCTTTACCTGCAACCTCCATAAATCTTTTATATAAAACATCTATGAATAGAGGATCACTCAACCATGTTCTGACCGTAGGAGTGGTAACACCCAAGCTCTCAGCTAAATCCTTCTGTGTTAAATGAGGTGTAACTGCCAACATCTCAACAGCTAATAACCTTTCCTTACTCTTTCTTACTTTTTCCATACTCTAAACTTAACTTGAAATTCAAATTATTTCCAATGATTAATTTGAGATTTAATAAAAACGCAGATATTCAAGTTCTTTTGGACTAATTATGTGCTGAGGGGATATAGGTGAACGATTTTCACCCATACCACATATGGGGGTGGGTTTATAGCATACTACTATATATAGTAGGTCAGACAATAAAAGTGTAATCTGAAAAAGAAATTTCTTAGATTCAATTACCAATATATACTAAATTTGTTTGGTGGTAGAAATGCCACATTAAATGTAAATACAACGTAAAGAAAGGTAAAATAAAATGACTACAAAAGATAGTACTTCTAATAAAGTTGAACCGGTAAAAAAACCATCTAAAATCAAAGTAAGTGAAGCAAAGTTCAATGCTTTGGTTGATGAACAAAAGAAAGTTATCAATGACACAAAGAAGCAATGTGGGATTAAGATGACGTTACAAGAACGTAAAGCAAGTGATGATCATGCCGTGCAAATTGTATCCAAATCACATTACTTTGGTCACGTTGGTAACTTCAATCACTTCCATAAAGATGATCAAAAGTTGATAGTTGAAATTGATGATTTCATTAAGGCACAAAAGAAGAAAAGTAAGACCGGTCTTAAGGCTATTTGTCCAAAGGGTATAGAATATGGCTTTGGTAGATATATTAACAAAACAGGAAAAGTTGTTAAACCTAAAAAAACCAAGAAATCTGAGATTGAAAAGTCTAATAAAAAATAGATTTTAGATTTTAGAAAAATTAGGTAGGTAAAAAAATCTGATTGTTTCCACAAGATCAGGTTTTTTACCTTACCTGTAAATTGTAAATAATCTGCTTAAATGTTTAGGTGAAATTTCCCCTTATATATATAAGCACAACAAAAACGTAAAGGAGTAAATAATGGAATCTGAAAAGAAAATTATCTGTTGGTTTTGTCAAGACAAAGTAACGGATGAATCTCAAATTGTTAAGCAGAAGTTTAGCAATAAATTCTGGAGTGTTTGTAAAACCTGTCATATTGCACTAAAGAGGGTTTCAGGCATTAGATCAGCAATCAATGTAGTTCAGATAATAAGAAAGGAGAATGATTATGCAATTCGTTAAATTCATGATAAATGAGATTTTATTGCCAAGTCTGACATTTGTAATAGGTGTCTGGTTTGTTGCAATACTTGTAAAAATATTAATAATAATCTATAATTGGGTATAAAGGAGAATAATATGAAACTGATGTTTGTAGTAGAAGGTGATATAAATGGTCTGGCACAGAAAGAACATTGTGTGCCTGATGAAATAATAAACTCAATTACAAATGATATCCAGTCTTTGGTAAAAGGTTATGGGCTGGAATCATATTGTGATGATGCAACAGATAACAAAGGAGAATAATAATGCCGAGTTCACCAATAACATCAGAACATGTGGCTAATCCTGTAGAAAGGAAAAGGCTGAAAAATACATACTATCACATTCCTGAAATATCTGCCATATTCACGGTCTGGTATAATGGCAATACAGCATATTTGATGTATGCCTATGATGATGACCAACTGGCTAATGAAGAAAGCTGGGGGCATTGTGAAGAGACAGATGGCATTTCTGAATATGATATGCAATCTATAAATAGGACATTCAGAACCAAGTTTGTATTCCTGAAATAGAATAACTCAGATCGGATAAAATCCTGAAAATATATTCACTGCAATACATATGACTGCTGTTGCCTAAAAATCTGGGTTATATTATATTATATTAATGTACCTGTAACATTATATTATGAAAGTTTTTATTATATCTCGTTCCAAGTAAAACAGAAAAAGTAAACCATAAATGAAAAAAAAGGAGTAACATAATGCCAAGATCAAAATGCAAAAAACCTACTAACAAAATCTGGAGAAAAAAACGGAATGGTAGGAAATTGAAATTCCAGCTGTTTGTTAAGACAGAAAAAGTAATCAATAATCTATTAAAGGAGAGAACATAATGAAAGAACTTTCCAATATGCAGAAATGTGAAATATGCTGTAAGAAGTTAACTGAACCAGCAATGAGAAATAGTACCTGTAAGAAGTGTGATCTTGCAATATCCGAATCCGAAGCTGAAAAGGCTATAATGGAGCATTATGGTTTTGATAACTCGTTAGAGACCGACAGCAATCCACGAATTGCTATCACAACACGATCTTCAGTAACTTGTTCACCACAGGGATTAGAAGGAATATGCGTTACACTGCCCTTAGGAGAGGTTATGATGGTCTTGATTGAAGAAATGAAGGAGAACCCTAAAATTGCAGATGTATTCAATAGGCTTTCAGCAGACCAACATTATGAGGGTGAAGATGAATATATCGTTATGACCAAACATCAGATAAATGTATTTGCTGATAGATGGTGTAATGGGAGAGCAAAAGCACTATGAAAAGAGTATTTGTAAAAGATGGCTACATCATCAATGTTGAGGAAATGGGCGAAAAACTCAGACAAGCCAAAGAAACGCTGAGGAGGAAAAGAATCAGCGAATCTTTAAAGGCTCGTAATAAGGAAATCCGTAACTATAATAATGGGCTGGAGGAGCTTAAGGCTCATTGGAGGAGGGCAGTGAAATAGGAACAATCCTGAAATATTAACCGACAGCAGATAATCCAAACACTCAGATAATCTGACCCAGCATTTCACCTGACAGAGATTTGCACAATACCTGATTAAAATGTTTGGTGTATATAATGTACCTGTATCAATTTAGTTGTAATTCGTTCTTATATATAAGAGTGCTTTAAAATTTGAGTTCCAAATAGTAAACAGTAAATAAAAAGAAACAGTAAATAAAAAAAGGAGTAAAGTAAATGAAAAAAAGAAACAACATCTACATAAATGCAATAGCAGTAGTTAGCGACCCTGACAGCTCGGAAAAGATAGCTCACGTGGTATCAGGAAGAGATCCACTTCTGTGGATTAAGGTTCTGGAAACACGATCCCTGAGAATCCATATTCATAACTTTGAGAATAATATGATTAATATCTCTACAAAGACATTGGATGCTGAGCTTCAAGATAGCTGTGATCAATACAATAATGGAGATTCATTTAACTCAGTTAATCTTGACACTACTATGAGGATTGTACTGAATAAAACCACTTCAGGGTTTGGTGGAATTAAACAAGCCGTAAAAAATATCTCAGAGCCAGACTACTCTCATTTGTTTAGAGATTTGTTATTGCTGAGATCTCATGCATATACTCGATCTTGGAAAGAAAATATGATCTCTCAGGCTCTGGTAAGAGAACCCATTACCTGTAATATGCGTGCTGTCAGGGATACATTTCCTGTATATAAAGGACTATTCGTGAAATACTTTGACAGATTAAAGATAGATCATACATGGCATGATGGTTTCTACATGAATATATTTGAGATGAGTACTGTATCTATAAACAGGTGTAATCACTGTGACGATCATTTCTGGGAAGGTTTGTCAGATGATTATGAGGATTACGAAGAGTTCTATGATGTATCTGGAGATTCGTGGTGTCAGTCTTGCTATGAATCAGATTCTCAATATTGTGAGAGCTGTGATCATAATTATCACACGGATTCATTCTGTAATAGTTCAGATGGAGAACCAGTGTGTGAAACCTGCTGGGATGAAAGAAGAGAATCAATTGATTCATACTGCTCAAACCCTCCCTTAATATTCTATGTGTACAACAGTGGGCAGAAATTAATCCAAGTAGTAGAAAGACAGGATAAAACTCCATTTTACGGAGTTGAGCTTGAGGTTGAAGAGGGTGATGGTGATAAGTATCAGGTTGCAGACGAAATCAGGAATTATGGTGGACATAAAAAATATTTCTGGTGCAAGGGCGATGGATCTCTAACCAATGGATTTGAGATTTGTTCACATCCTATGACTTTTGAGGCTTGGCGAGAGTTGGATTTGAAGGCTGCAATATTTACACATAGAGGGGATATTAAATCCTACTATACAAATACCTGTGGAATCCATATTCATATGAATAGAAGTGCATTCTCAGATTTGCATGTTCTGAAATTTATGACCTTTATTCATGAATATAAAAAGATGACTCATTTTATTGCACAGAGAAGAAAGTGGTCTGAATACAACAACTACTGCAAGTTTGAAGAAGGGCTTGTAAGGAAATCACAGAGAAGAATGGCTCAGGATGTGAGATCTAAAAAGAGAAGAATCATAGAAGGTACAAATGTCACAAAATACTGCACAATAAGTACAGGTGATAAGTATGTTCCTGTAAACATACAGCACAGGGATAGTATTGAGGTTAGGGTATTCAAGGGAAATCTGAGAGAGGTATCGTTCAGAAAAAACATTGAATATCTTGATGCACTGTATTACTGGACTAAAAATACTCCATTAAATAAATTGGATATTAAAGAGTTTGGCAGATACATGGAAAGTAATAAGAAAAAATACCCCAATCTGATTGAATATATCGGTGAGAGGGAACAAGACTACAGGGCTTGCTTTATTACAGCAAGAGAAATTCCTGAAGAACTTCACATATAATAACTAAAAAAGGAGAATAAAATAATGTGTTTACTTGTATTACAAAAAGAGAATTCCAGCCTAACGCTGGAAGAACTAAACAATGCTAATCAGGCAAATCCAGATGGAATTGGATATGCGTATGTAAATAATGGAAGGCTCATAACGAGAAAGTTCAGGAATTACAAAAAGTTCCTAAATGGCTACTCAAGAGATATTGGGACATACAGCCAGAGCTCGCCATTTCTTCTGCATTTCCGATTAGCTACTCATGGAGTGAATAAAGGAGTGGAAAATGTACATCCATTCAAAGTAAAAGATGACCTGATATTTGCACATAATGGAATTATAGGTGATGTCAGCAATTCTACGATTTATTCAGATACACAAATGTTCAATTTCGAGATATTACAGAAACTTGAGGGAGAATTTTTGAAAAATCTCGGGATAATTAAGCTATTATCCGAATTTGTGTCTGGATCAAAACTTGTATTCCTTAATGATAAAAAGGAGTTTAACATAATCAATGAGCATTCTGGACATTGGAATGAAGATAAAACAATCTGGTTTTCCAATTCTGGCTATAAAAAGACAGTAACATACGGCTATGGCTGGAGTTGTGATGGATATAATTACAGAAGCCCAAACCTGCTAAATACTGGTTCTAAATCAAAATTTAGTTTTGGAACAACCAGATCAACTGCATTGTCTACAAATATGACTAATGAGGATAAATTACCAACTTGTGAGTGGTGTGGAATGGAATCTGGTGACTTATTGTCTCTTGATGTAACGGACTATTACACAGCAGGAATCAGCCATGATACAATAATGGCTGACCTTTGCCCAGAATGCAGTAAGTCCAAACTCGAGGATGAAAGAGTATTAGATAATCGCAGATTGTCAGGAGGTGATAATGATCTATTTAATTGCTAATACAGGAGATGGGTTGGTTTTCTGGATTGCGTGGATTGTTATGGGATTAATTCTCCTTGAGTTCATTGTGAGTGTAATTCGTGAGTTCCTGGAAGATTAAAACTGGTGTGGGAATACGGAGGGGAGCAATCCCCTCCCTTTTTCCCAAAAAAATTTAATCATATATTGTATAAATTAGGGATGAATTTTAACCCATCAAATTTAACGATTACGGGCATTTTTTTAACTTCTTGATCATTGTACCCATTGAATAAAAAAGTTCCATATACTTTAAATTTGCTTGGCTATCGTCTAAAATATATCGAGAAACTTTTCCGAGAACCAATGAATTATCTGGAAATTTGCATCTGGGAATTGATTTTTTTTCTGGAAAAAAATTTTAAAATTGCTATTAATTTTTAC